TAACAACAGGTCTACGGTTTTCTAATTCTTTATCAAGGTCATCAAAATCTAAATCATATTTGAATGTAGATTCAATGCCGTGATTTCTTAAAATCTCTGTCTGTACCGAATGGTCGGTAGTATCTCCTACTTGGAAGACCTCCCTAATATACTCATCATCGCCTTTAGGACCGTGTAGAGTACCTGGCTTGAAGTATTCCAAAGCCATAGCACAAGCGGATGAATTACACGTCCTCTCGGGCTGTGTGTAGTTGTCTGTCTGCGGGTAGTAGAGAACAGGTAATACTAATTCTTGGTCACCATTGTTATCAACTGATTGATTTCTGTAGATAGAAACCCACTCAGCATCGTCTTCCAAAAGTTCTGGTGCTAATTTAGCAATTTTTTCAGCTAGTTTATCAACAGAATTTTTGTGATGAGGTAAGCCGTCATTGTAATACTTAAAAAAGTTTTTAAGTTCAATCTTCATAATAAAAAGACCAGGTGGTTTATTTAGTCCACCCAATAGTCCTTCTTAAAATACCTTGATAAGATATTCATATTATAATAAGCAGGACTACCGTCCTTCATCTTGGCTCTTAAAACATTGTATTTAAAGAGTGCTTCTGTCTCTGCGTAGTTAGTTTTGCCTACAGTTTCGTGTAGAGATAGTATCTTTCTACTAAAGTTCTCCTTACCAAACTCCTTCGCATCAGCTTTTAACTGGTCGTTAGAACCATAATATTTTTTCCAATCACTTTCAGAAGTTACTCTACGCTTACCACCTTTCGGTTTTCTCTTCTGTACAAAGTACTTTCTCCCCACATATTTCCTACCTGTGAGCTTATTCTCAATAAGGTATAAGAACCCATAATAATCTTTTATCTTTTCGGTAGTAAAAGGTCTCCCTTTATACATCCAGGGATTCTCGTAATCTACCAAGGTACTTTGGAATAGCTGTAGTATCTATAAGAGTTATTATCCCGCTATAGATTTATTGATAATTGATTCCATTTTTCCATTATTTTTTAAATCACACACTGTCCAGTGCTCATTATGAAAACAAACACTTTGGATTGAATTAATGTTTTCAGTATGATGCCAACTATGTAAAACGTCATTCAAAGATCTATGAGAGACAATATCATACTTTACATCAGAACTCATATGATCTTTAAGGTTCGTATAATTACTATCAATATCATTCCAATCAGTAACTATAAAATGAGGTAGACTTGTTTTTCTTTCATGTACATAAGAAAGATCTGTTTGTGGTTGAAATGCTACAACACTTATAGTTACTCCATCAACTTTACATAGAGACCGATAAAGAATAGCAGCATATCCACCAGCAGAAACCCCCATAAAGACTACTTTTTTATAATCTTTAATGTGATCATTTAAATATAATACAGTACTTTCTACTGAATCCGAGCATCCTTCAACCCCTCGGTTATACCAACAGTAGTTTTTATCAATAAAAAAAGAGTGATCGTATTCTGAAAAATGTTTATTTAAGAAATTAAAAAATTCAAACCTAGGAATACCAGCTATATTTAATTCAAAACTAGCAAAGGTTATAATAAGAGTGTCACAATTACCATTACTCTGAAACAAATGACTATAAGACATTTTAGATTTTGGTAAAGTTTACTATAATATAAAGTTCACTAAAATATATTTATAAACTAAAAATATTCACCGCTTCTTTATATATTCTTCTTCTGAAATCTCTTCCCAATAATCTGGCTGATGTCCTACAGTAGCTAGTTGAACCTGATAATAAACAAAAACTTCTTCCCAAGTCTCAACTACAGTACTCTTTACAGGTGAATGCCATATTCTAAAAGCCATAGTATTGGGAGCTATTATCATTTATTTAGTACTTAGAGTCACTTATCACCCTCGACAAGGCTGATTATACACAAAAAAAGACCCCTTGTCAAGTAAGAGGTCTTTATATCACTCAGTAGCTTCGGTATCAGAGAGTAAGTAGTCGGCAATAGTATCTAAGTCAGCAGCTGCGATAGACATTTTAGCCTGAACCCACGCTGGTAGTTGGAGCATCTTGTCTCCACCAATATAAGTCTTGATGCGTAGGCAAGCGTTCTCTGCGGTGGCTATCTGGCGCAGTACCATATATCCCTCTGGGTCAGCTTCCAATCCAGCAGCAATCTTTTCGTGCCCCTCAGAGAGGCTCTCAGCACCCTCTACGGAGTTTAGAATTATAGAAGCAGACTCAACAGTCATTCCTTTTAAGATTAAATCAATCTCACTAATTGTGGATGCATGACCTGAACCAAGTAGGTGCTCTGCAATATCAACATAAATGTCTGCAGATTCTTCGTTTTGCTCAGCAATAACTGAACCTTGTAGCGCCAATTCAATAAGTTCTTCCCTAGACATTATTTTAATGAATACTTCATAAAAGTATTTAGACATAAAAAAAGCTCCCGTAAAGGAGCTTTGATATTAATTGAGATAAATTCCTAAAAATATTTTAGGATGACCAGGGCTAAGTAGCCCATCACAACCTAGCCAGGTTATGAGCCTTAGGAATAAACCATAGGACTTAAATGTGGATGAATAAACAGAGCCACGACAAATATATTTATAAAGAGAAACCAGAGAACTGATCCTCTTTCATATCTTGTTTAAGACCACCACTAATATAAGAAGTAATCTCTGTTTCTTGTGGAGCAACCTGTACGCTCTTGGAGTTTAGCCAGTGCTCGGTCCAAGGCAGTGGATTATTCTTGGCTGGAACATCATAGATTGGATTTAAACCAATTGCCTTCATACGACGATTAGCAACCCACTCAACATAGTTGGCTAGAAGCTTTTCATTGAGACCAATCATAGAACCATCTTTGAATAGATACTCTGCCCACTCTTTCTCCTGCTGCACAGCAGCACGGAATGTGTTGATGACCCACTCCCTCTCTTCCCGAGCAATCTCAACCATCTCAGGATCATCTCCTTTATCCCAGTTTTTAAGGATATTCTGAGTGATTACTAGGTGTTGTGACTCATCACGTGCAATTAAACTAATGATTTTAGCAGAACCTTCCATCTGCTTTAGCTCACCAAAGGCAAAACTACAAGCAAATGATACGTAAAAACGAATACCTTCTAGGATATTAACGTTTGCTACGGCACGATATAGCTTACGCTTAAGCTCACGGCGCTCTTCCTGGGCAACAGACACATCTTCCTGTGCCTGCTCATAGACCCTACGAGAGTCGTAGTCGTGTGCTGCATTGATAAACTCATTATAAGCAGCAGTAACGGCAGTAGCACGTTCTAGGATACGATCATCTGTAAGGATAGTATCAAATACTTCAGAAGGATCTGAATAGATGTTCTTAATAATATATGTGTAGGAACGTGAATGGATCATCTCCATAAACTCCCACGCTTTCATACAACCTTCTAGTTCAGGTAGGGAACAGTATGGAGCAAAAGCCATACTAGGACCACGACCCTGTACTGAGTCTAGGAGGATTTGGTATTTTAGATTGGATGTAAAGATATGCTTCTGTTCTGGGCGAAGCTTCTGGTAATCAGAGCGATCCTTTTGTAGAGAAACCTCTTCAGGCTGCCAGAAAAATCCAAGTTGTTGCTGGGTTAGTTTCTCAAAAATAGGATACTTGTAGGAATCATACCTCTGAACTCCCAATGGTTGTCCAAAGAACATTGGCTGTTTTTTAGTATCAACTTCGTTAGAATTAAAAACAGTCATTCCTTCGATACTTTGCGTGGTCATAAATTCCTACGAGATTTTTTTATTATACCAGAAAATGGGAATAGTGTCTATGACTCCATTCCCTTAATTATATATTATATTAGATGGCGCAGCTGTCGCAAGAATCATCATCAGCTGATTCTAGTTTAGCTAAAAGATCACTCATTGCTTCTTCCTTATCTTCAACCCCACCATCACTTGAAGTGTCATATGTGTTCTGATAATAACTGGTCTTCCATCCCATTTTATAGGTGGTGAGCCAGTCTTTGACCATAACAGATACTGGGACTTCTCCATCTGGATAGTTCTCTGGGTTATATGACCAGTTGCCAGAAATGGCTTGGTCAAAGAACTTCTGCATAACAGCAACAATGTTAATGTAACCTTCATTGCTAGGCATATCCCACAGCAATGTGTAATACTGCTTAAGAGTTTGGTAAGAGGGAACGATCTGTGCGAGAGGTCCTTTCTTGCTCTTCTTAACTGATAGATATCCACGGGGTGGTTCGATACCGTTAGTTGCGTTACAGACGACTGAGGAGGACTCGGAGGGCATCTGTGCGCTCAATGTGGAGTTACGCACCCCATACTTGATACAGTCGGCTCGTAGGGCTTCCCAGTCCAGTGAGAGATTATTAGGAACTAGACCATCAACATCACTCTTGTATGTGTCGATGGGGAGAATACCGTGATGGTACTTGGTGCGATGAGACCAACCACAAGCTCCTTTCTCTTTGGCGAGATTAGTCGTAGCTTTGATGAGGTAGTACTGGAAGTGCTCAGTAAGATCGTGGACTAGCTGTAAGGCTTCTGGGTCGGCGTAGTTGGCGTGATGCTTAGCTAGGTAGTGCGCTAGTCCAATGTAACCAATACCGAGGCTACGACGGTTCTTGGTGGCAATCTCCGCTGCTTTGATTGGGTATCCTTGAAAGTCAATGAGTTCATCAAGTCCACGGACTGCTAGGTCGCATAACTCTTCCATCTCTTCCAAGTTACGTAGCTTTCCTACGTTGATTGCTGAGAGGATACAGAGGGCAATCTCACCTTCAATACTATCAATATGGTCTAAAGTGCGAGTGGGAAGTGTAATCTCTTGGCATAGGTTAGACATCTCAATCTTGTCTAGGAAAGAACTATGACTATTACAGTGATCAAGGTTCATAATGTAGATACGACCTGTCTCAGCCCTCTCTTTGAGAAGCTCTAGGATAAGCTCCTGTGCTTTAACAGTCTTCTTAGGGGTCATATCATTGAGTTCATACATTCTGTATAGAGTATCAAAATCCTCTGTACCAAATGCGTCATATAAACCAGGAACATCATGAGGAGAGAACAATGTGATATCTCCATTCTGAATGAAGCGCTCATAGAAGATCTTACTGAACTGAATAGAGTAGTCCAACTTACGCACTCTATTATCAGAAGTACCCTTATTGTTCTTAAGAACAATAATATCGTGGATCTCTTGATGCCAGATGGGGAAGTGAACTGTAGCAGATCCACCACGAATACCATTCTGGGTACAGCAGCGGACAGTAGCTTCAAACTTCTTAAGGAAAGGAATTACCCCGGTATGGCTGACCTC